ATGATCAGGAAATACGGAAAACTAGTCTGGTTCTATGCTTGCTTAACGTTGCTTTCGGCCAATCAAGCATTCGCGTTCACTCTTACCAGGCGCATAAGAGTCCCGGACTGGATGGACATCTATCTCATTGAGTTTGGGGTGGCTGTGTTCTTTAGCTATGTGGGCCTGCTGATAACGAAACCGCGTGGTGTGCCTGTTAAGCAGCTTTATCGATTGCATCTTCCACCACTCGCAAATTTCTTCCGCATCCTCTTTGGGGCCATGTACATGATGATGCTAGGTATGTTCTTCACTGGGATGTTCTTAAGTCGGTTCGCAGAAAACTGACGGTAGATCTGCCTCTTTCGCCGCGCGCATAATTGGCAATTGGTTTGGAAAGCCTGCAACGAGGCAGGTTCACTGCACTGCAGTTCGCATTGGCTGCGCATTGATCTCGTAGACATCGGATGGTCCTTCCATCTCTCGCACGCCTTTGAAGGAAGGATGCCGAAGCTTTCCATCTTGCGTCCACGCGCGATACTCGACTTCGGCTACCAAGAGCGGACGGGCGAAAACCGCCCCCTTGCGCTTCAATCCTACCGGCGGCTTCTCCGCTGGGATTGCGTTGAGCAATTCGCGAAGCGCGACGGATTCCTGATTGCTCCACCCAGTGCCGCACCCTCCGACGTAGATGAGATCATCACCCTTCCTCGCGGCCAGGAGCAGCCGGCCAATTGCGCCTGGCATGGTCGAAGGCTCATAGCCGACGATCACGAACCAGTCGCGCCGCGCGCATTTGATCTTCAGCCATTCCGGCCGGCGGCCTGAGTGATAGGGCTTATCCCGTCGCTTGGCGATGATGCCTTCGAGACCATGCTCGCACGCGACGCGGAAGAACTCGGCGCCGTCGGCGTGCACCTCCTCAGAGAAGCGGATCGCGCCAGTCCTTCCAGAGACGATCGGTTCGAGCAGTTGCCGGCGTTCGGCAAGCGGCATCATCCGGAGGTCTTGGCCGTCGAGATAGAGAAGATCGAAGGCGAAGAAGAGGATCTCGGCGGCATCATGCAGGCTAGGACGCCTGCCCACCGCGCGCTGCAGCAGACCGAAATCAGAACGGCCCTGGTCGTCGAGAACGACGGCCTCGCCATCGAGGATCATGGAGGAGTGCCCCAGCTCGCGCGCCTCTGCGACGATCGAGCCGAACTTCTTGGACCAATCATATCCGCCGCGCGTGATCGCCCTCACCTCGCCAGGCTCGACGTGCACCGCCAGTCGGTACCCGTCCCACTTCACCTCGAAGGCCCATTCCGGACCCTTCGGCGGCTTGTCGACGAGGGTTGCGACGCAGGGATCGACCCGCCGCGGCATCGGCTCGGACAGCGGTGTGGGAGTTGATCTCCGAGGTGTTTTAGCCATGACGCATTAACGCACGAACCAGCGAAAACGTCTAAGCTGCCGCACGAGGAGGAACGCCATGCCGAAACAGCCGATATTTTCAGCTCCCAAGCGCGGTGAAGCCTATCCCGATCGGGATCTGGATTGCCAAATGGCGATGGAGGAAGTGTTCCGGGCAGTGGCCGAGGAAGCGCAGGCCGTTGGCTGGTCTGAGCGAGAGGTCGCCGACGCGCTGATCGAGCTAGCACATAATCATTGGTTCGCGCTGGACGCCAAGGACCGCATGTTCGACGAGGCCGCCGGCGTGCTCATTCGCAAAGCAAAGCCAGCAGCGGTGCATTGAGGGCTAGGCCGCGCCCCTCCTCAGATCTCCATCCGCCGGCGGGATAAAGACCACCGACACCAGGCGCGACCCGCAGCGGGGGCACCGGAGCCGGGAAGCAAGTATTGCGAGGGGAAAGTCGCGGCCGCGCGTCGTGACGAGCGTCAGCATATCGAGATCATAGGTCCATGTGCATTCCCGGATAGACTTCAGGCCCTCGCGCTTGCCATACGCGCAGCGCGCCTTGAGGCGCCATCCGAGGCTGAAGGCTTCACCGATTGTCTCGACCATAAGGTTGAAATAATATAAGAACAAAAGAAGAACAATCTTTAGCATTCGAATTCCCCAAATTTGGGGAGGGAGGCCTACTGTGAGCGACGATCCATCCGCCGCAAAGAAGTCAACCGAAGGCCCCAAGGCGCACGTCTGCGAGCACCCTGGCCGCAAGCAATGGGGCGGCTTCGGCTTTGCCATCGGCAAGGGCCCGTCCAACTGGTTCTGTTTCGAGCACCGGCCGGCGGTCTGGTCGCCTTCGAAGCAAGCATGATCCCATGACCGATCACCGGAGCCTCGATCAAGGCATCTACATCCGCCTCGTGACCACACGGGAGCCAATAAAGCGAGCGTTCGCCGGCACTGGCCGATCACGGCGGCGCGAGAAATCGAGCGCTCATTGGATTGCTCAGTCCATCGTCACCGGCATCCGCGGCAATCACCGTATCGAGCGGGACGGTGTGGCAATAGACGAAGCAGAAATCGTCGAACTACTGGCGGACGAACTTTGGAAGGTGCCCGAGGCGATAGCTAAGGATTTCGTCGGCGTTGATGCCAGCAAACGGGACGATGCTAAGGCGGCGATCACACATGCGCTGCTAACGGCCCTGACCAGCCGTTTCGAATGCACGTTCTTTCAGCCTGAGTATCGCGGCATGGGGCCATCGTCCTATCCTTCGTGTCGTTGACGAAAACAACGGCGCGGAACGACTTTGATGAGCGTGCGTTATTAGAGCGGGCTCCGTTTCTTCCGGGGCTCTGCCACCCTTCCTTCTGGCCCCGGGCGACGCGTTTCGGGGCCATTCTTTTTGGCTCGCTCCCTGCCTGGGAACCTTTTCGCCGTATGTGCGTTTCGGGCGTGTCCTGGCCCCGACCTCCCCCTCGGGGTCACAGGCCGGCTTCACCAAATCCCCGGAGTGAAGTCCGAAGCAGCCTCTGGCCTCGTCACCCCGACGAGGCCATTTCTTTGCGCAGTCTCCATAGGCGAAGGGAAGCGCACGCGGCTGGGAACAATGCTCGTACGGACGGGTTGGAACTCCAATAAGGAGCTCTGCCGATGATCCTAATCCCACCTGAATTTGGCTGTCGCGCCGGCGAGGGGTCTGATCCCTCGGGACTTATCGCCTCCCTAAAATATGCGCTGGCAGCCGAAGCTCCATTTGATACGCAAGGCCTCTGCTTTAGAGCGCTCGGAAACAGCGTCGTGATCGAGGGCCAAGTAAGTGCCGCCGGCGCGGACGAGTTTATCCGCAGGGTTGCTGAGGATATAGCGGGCGCCGATCGGGTTGTCGTACGGGTCGGGTGTCCCGTCGGACCATTTCCGAACGGTCCACTGGATAAAGGTTCGGAACCCGGAGACCGAAGTCTGGCCATCGGAGCGAAAATTGCGCAACAGGTGGTAGTAGTCGCGCCTCCCCATCTGCGGAGTTGGCTGGATAAAAAAAGACCCCGCTGAACGGGACCTGAGGCGAACCAGCGCCCGGCTTTTGCTAGCCGGTCGAGAACGCGAGCATCAATGCCTCAGTAGGCCCCACACCTTGCGGGGACGCTAATGGCAGCGGGGCCTAGAGGCGCCTCGATCGACCGGGTTGAGGATCGAGAGCATTATAAAACGTAGGGGGGAGGAAAAGGTTCCGCCATGGGACTTCCCCCCATATGGCCGCACAAAGGTGCCTTCGGAAGCAAAAAGGAGGACGCGACGCGGATGGCCCAACTCCACCCCCCGTCATTCGGTCACCGCCTCGGACTTAGGTCTGATAACTCCCCCGCAAAGGTCCTACCCGCATTGCCGAATCTCATTCGCGTTGCCATTCCTAGTTGAGCGTCAACCGCACTTGGCGCGAGTGACCCCGGAGCGCGTCCCAGCCCCAAGCACTGCGCGCTCTGGGGTCCGGCTCTCTACCCCCAAATTTTAGGAACCATTTCTGCGCCTAGCGGATCTACTTAGTGCCGCCCTACCCTTCCTGCTGGATCAAAGGAGGATTGAGATGGCCCAAAGCAAGCGGCGAATGATGAAGCCGAGCGAAATACCAGATTTCGTGTCTGAGCTGATTGCGGCCGGCTGGGAGATCACCGCCATAGGCCACGACAAGTACGTGCTTGGCGATATCGAGGAACAGCATCGAGCAAGAGACGAACTCGACCGCATAACCGAAAAGTACGGCGACCGCGATAGCCTGAAGCTGGAGATTGTCGCCTACCTCTGGTCGATCGGGCGATACATAGAGATTGCCTCAGAAGGCACGCGGCATTAGCGCCCACCGAAGCACTAGGCTCAGGACCCATTACTCTGGCAGGCTGCAACCACCTGTTTGTGTGGTGAACAGCGCGGGCCGATTTCGCCTTGCATCTGGCGATTTCAACGGAACCTGGAAGGTGCCGGGACGTTGACGGTTATGCGACCCACAGCGGCGACCCGAAAGAGCCGCAGCGATCATCAAACAACAACACGTCAGGGAGACGAGCAATGGTTAGCAACGCATTGAAGGCGCTTCTGGGGGTTCTGGCGGTCGCCGGCTACCAGAACCGGGATAAAATTGGCGAGTTGTTGAAGGGGCTCAGAAACCCGGCACAACTCGGACCTGATGGTCAACCGCAAGCGGGCGGAGGATTGGGCGATCTTCTCGGAGGACTGGCGGGCGGCAGCCAAACGGGCATGGGTGGTCTCGGAGGTCTTGGTGGCCTGTTTGGGGGCGCTGCCTCAGGAGGTGGGCTCGGTGGAAGTCTTGGCGAGTTGCTCCGGCAGTTTGAACAGAAGGGGCACGGCGAAACGGCTAACTCATGGGTTCGCCCCGGGGAGAATAAGCCAGTCGGCGATCGCGAGCTGTCCGAGGTGCTTGGCCCAGAGGTGCTCAACGACCTCTCGGCACGCACAGGCCTGCCCCCCGCGGAAATTCTAAGCCGTTTGAGCCGCGAACTTCCGACGGCCGTTGACGATCTCACTCCGAACGGCCAGTTGCCATCTGATGTGGATGACGAGGCAGGCGCGCCCGGCTCCGTCCCGTCGGTGAAGCCCCAGATCGTGTGAGGCCACGACGTTCCGGCATTAGATTCAGGTGATTAAGCGTACTAGGGCTCGTTGGAACAGTATCTCTCTCTTTTTGGCCCCGCCCCATCGGGCCATTTCTTTCCCTGCACGGAAAGATTGATTTCTGTCATTGTCAAATAGAAGGTGAGCCGCCATTACTGGTTGAGCGTCATCACACCATTGACGCTAGGCCCCCAGAGCACGACCCGCCCCAAGCACTGCGCGCTCTGGGGTCCGCTTAGGCGAAGGGTCGACATGTGAAAGCCCCTCTTCATCACGAAGGCGACGCCGCCGGCCACCATTGCACTTTTCTGTGCGTGCGCTGGGAGAACCTCCGCCAGCCACAATCTGACATTGTGCGCCACCGAAAGGAGGCAGCACATGTCCTACGATTGGGAAAGCTCCAGACGGCAACGGTTTAGGCACGCTCGGGTTTGGCTTTTGATCGCCTTGGCAGCTTGGCTGGTTGTCCTCGCTCTAGCGCCATAATTTCGTGCGTCGTTTATCTCCTCAACTGCCCGCCTTCGACCCGCTGCAAAATCTCCTTGATCACCTTCAGATCGCCGGACTGCTGGCTGACCAGCGTTTGCAGATCCTTGATCGCAGCGGCTGTCGACGTCGACGACTGTTCGGTCGACGCAACGCGATAGGCGAGGTTGTCGATCTTCCGCACTTCGGATTCGAGTGCACGGAACCGCTCTTCGCTCCGGGCTTCCATTGCGCTGCGCCACTTCTGAAGCTCCTCGATGTCCCGCCCCTTGTTCACCCAGATCGTGACGCCGCCAACACACATGCCGAAGAGGGTCACGAGCTGGATGATCGTGTTCAGATTCCATTCGAGTTTCTGTGCGCGCTTCGGGAGTTCCATCGGTTGATCCTCAAGCCCCATTATGCCCCTCGTTGTCTTCAATGCCGCTCGTGCTGAAAATGATGGCGGGCCCCCGAGGTTGAGAGCCCGCGGATGCTTTACTGCTGGTTCTTCGGCGCCAGATAGGTCAGGACTGCCGGCAGGCCGATTGTGAGCGCGTAAAGCGCGAGATAGCCATACCAGGGCGTGCCTTCCGGCATGAAGGGGATGCCGACAGTGCCGACCCCTGCCCCGCCGACAGCGGCGGCGATGGCTTTCGAGACATTCTGCATGATGTTTCCTTTCTACTGAGCCGCGCGGGCTTCTTTGAGGGCGAGAGAAACGGTGGCGTAGGCGGTCGCAGCGACGACGAGCGCGTTGGCAGCCGTGACGCTGCCCGGATCGGTGCAGATGACGCGAACGCCGTCGTAGGCGGCCTTTTCCTTGGCGATGGTCGAAGGCTTGATGTTGCCGGAGACCGAGGCCGCGATGAACGCGGCATGAGCCGTTTCGAGCAGAGCGCATGTCTTCGGCAGGTTGTTCTTGATCGTGGTGTCGATCGAGCCGGTGGTGGTGCAAGGGGACAGCACAAAGGCCGCCGCCGATACGATGATCAGCGAACGCATTTGATTTCCTTCGATGTTGGGAGGTTGGTTAGAGGCGTGCTTTGACTTCGGCGCGCATCTTGTCGCCGCATGCTTTGGCGCCGATGACGTTCGGCGCGAACGGGAGCCGGGTGAAATCCCACTTGCCGGCCTGCTTGATGCCCAGGTTCGGCTGAACCTCGGCATGGGAAAGGATCGTCTTCGAGGTGACCTGGATCTTATAGAACTCGGCCAGATGCGCGATGACGTCCATGGCGCGGTGCCACTGGGTTTCCGTCATCGGGAACTTGCCGGCATGGAACGGGCTTTCCATCGCGCCCGCCATGCAGGCGAGCGAGACGCCGATCGATCCGGTGTTGCAGCCCCGCGTATGCGCGGCGTAGTCATCGTCGGCCGTGTTCACGTTGTCGGAGATGGTGTGGTCGCCGCGGACTACGTTGCCGGAACCTTCGACGATCAGGTGATAGTGCTCCTTGTCGAGCTCGGATGCTCGATGGGCGCCGGCACTCCAATGCGCGATGATACGCGACATCTTCACCGGCTGGAGCCAATCCAGCGGCAGGCGGTATGTCATCTTGAAAATACTTCTCAAAGGGACAGGTTGTAGAAAGACTGAAAAGCAACGGGAGACGCGGCAACGGCTTTGAAGGGCTCCAAAGATCACGTCCGCGTGGAAAGGCTAAATTAACCCGCTCCCCCGCAATCTATGGTCGGTTGCCATTGTCCCTGCACGTTACAACTGGCACTCAGAACCGCAGCCCCATAGACCCCGGGGCTGCGGTTTTGCCGTCGGGCCAACGCGGCGAAGCTCGGCAGGACAAGTGAGCTCGTCGTTTACCGAGGTCGCTCGCAATTGAAATATTGATTTAACTCTTCCTTGGCAGCGCCACCTTAGATTGCACTGAAATGGGAGAGGAAAATGCAAAAACTCAGGGAACTGGGGCGGCGCCGTTTATGGGTGAGACTGCCGAAATTTCGACGAGCGCTCGAAGCTGATGTCTGCCCGGCGGAGCTGAATGACCTTTTCGAGGCGTATGCACTCGCCGCCGAACGGTTAGAAGAACTGCGAGAAGCAGAACAACCAGATCAACATCTTGTATTTGAGTACGAGGTGGCAAGCAGAGGGATCGAAGAGGAGGTAACGCGGCTTCTAGATGCGATCCTCTGGGATCCGGTCAACAATCCCTTGTCATTGATCGAAAGTGGCCCGGTCCAAGGTCGCATACGAATTCGAGCTGGTTGGCCATCTTCATACTGAGAGGTCCTGTTCAAAGCACGCGGCCAGGTCGTGACGAGCGCGCTCCGAAACGCAAAAGGCCCCTTCTCCTACGAATAAGAGAAGAGGGCCCCGTCTGAGCGTTCGAATTCACAGACGGCGCTATCTACAGCTGAAATTTCCCTTCATTCAAGCCTCACGTCTACCTTGCTCCCGTATTTGTCCAGCGCCACAAGCACGGACGCAAGGTTGCTCTCGTTCAGGGGGGAGCATGATGGGCTATGATTGGGATGGCGCTCGCAGGCGCCGGATGAAGATCGTACGATTTGGAACGGCCGTCGCACTGGCGGCTTTACTGGTATCGGTCGCAGCCCAAGTGGTGACGCGAGCGATCTGATTGGAGACAGAGATGGATTCCGCAAAGCCGCGATACCGCGTTAATCTGCTTGACGACGGTTCTGTCGTTACCGACGACGGCGAGTTTCTGGGTACTTGGGATACTGACGAGACCGACGCGCTGTATCGATTTTCCCCAGACGGCGCGGCAAGCCCACTGTTCATTCACCCATTTCGTAAGTTTCTGTGCGAAGCGATTGACACGTGGCACAGGCAGAACGCTTGAGAAGCTAGACTCCCTTTAGGCTTCGTCTGATATCGCCGTCAGGGCCCCAACCACACCCGACTGCGGGGTCACCCGTGCCACGCCGAAGCGCGCACGCATGCCGGCGACAAAATCCGGATCGTGGCTCTCCAACGCCGTCAGGGTCTCATTCAGCGCTGCCACCACTGTGTCCAGGCTGTTCGCATGTCGTTCATTCTCTTCGTGGGCGAGCGCCAGTTGTTTCTTCAGGGATGCTGCAAGTGAGGACATTTCAGGCTCCATAGTTGACGTTTGCGGCAGCGTTGATCGCCTCGATCGTGGCCGCCTCGGCTATGGCCTTCTTTGCGCCGAGGCGTTTAGCCTCGATCTCGGCCGATACGTTCTGCCACTGCACGAAGGTAGCGATGATCTCGCTGGCCTTGACCTCGACCGTGACGCTGTCGATCGCCGCCTCTGCGACGATGTGCGGGATCTCGCTTTCGGCTGCCGGCGGGTCGGCCACAGCCGCGCGCGCCTCAGCAAGCTTCTGCTGGTAGGCCATGACTTGGCCGGAGCCGGGCGTGATGAAATTCCGCCGATACTTCTCGGCTTCTCGATCGACCTTGCGGACAGCGTCAGCCCGCAACGCGACAAGATCCGGAGCGGGCTGGACGGGGTCCCAGGAGGTGAACAGGCCCGCCAGCGCTGGGGGCAGAACCGGCCAATCCGAGATCGGGTTATCGACATAGGCGTCTTCTTGCTTGCCGAGCTGCGCAACGATCGCGTCTCGATCGGCGGCCGGGAGCATAGATGTGACCCGGCCGGCGACCTGGAACCAGTATTCGCGCTCGTTCATGATCTGCTGGCGACCGAGCCACCATGCGGTGGCGGCCATCGAGCGATGGATGGTCCCGGCCGCCATCGCCGCGTGAAGCGCCTCCATCATCGGGTTGTAGCTGTTTTCGATGCTGTACATGCGGGTGTCCTCTTAGGGTTGGGGGATGCCGAAAATGAAGTAGCGGATGCCAACGGGCGCGTAGGCGCCGGAGGTGCGCCACGTACCGGGACTGTCGTTGCGATTGTAGTAATCGCCGACGTTGCCGGCGAAGGTGACAAACCGGGCATTGTTGCCCGTCAGCTCGCAATAGGTGCTTTCCCCGGCGTGCGCCTGGTTGCCGTTGTAGATGTACTTCAGCCGCTTCACGAACGGCAGGCGCCACATCGCGCTCCACGACATCGGCAGGTTGGTCTGTCCGAGGCTCGCACCGTTTCCGGCGCCGTGATGCGTGAGGTACTTCACCATCGGGAACATGCCCGTCCCATCAAAGGGAATGTCCGTGATGACGCCATTGCCGGCGCCGAAAGTGAAGTACCCTTGCGCCAGTATCTGGACTTGCGGGCGCCGACTATCGACAATGATGTCAGCCCATGACGGCGGGTCGGCGGAGCCTGGACGCAGGATCTGGACGACGTCCACGCCACCCTCGGTGAATTTCCGAAGGGGCTTATTGCTTCCGCCCGTCGGCGCGCTCGTATCCTCAAGATAGAGCATGAACCGGGCGCGCATTGCCTTTGTTGCGTTGAAACCGATGTTCGTCCCGTCGAACCAGTACTCGGCGCCGAAATCGAGCACTTGCGGGTTGGACGGATACATGATCGTCGCGCTGTCGTAGAAATGAACGTCGAGCACGACAGTGTCCGGGAGGGGAATTCCGGTGTTGTAGTAGCTCACGCCGGCCGGCAGCGCGATGTCAGCCGCCGCGATCACCTTCACCGGCATTTTCGAGAGGTCGAAAGCCATCTGTTGAGGCGTCGCGGTGTCGACGTTGTACCCCGGCTTGGCGATCTTCGTTTCAGTTGAGGTGATCTTGATGGTCTTGGTCCCGTTCGGCGCCAAGACAGGAGCATCATCCGGAGCGACATTGTTCCCCGGCAAATTCCAGACAATCAGACGCTTGTCGCGTGATCGGAATTTGTTGAATGCATCGATACCGTCATTCGGCGTGACGATGATCGGCATCCCGTAGGCGAAGTTCCCCAGATTGTTGTTGAGAACCATGTTCTCCGCCCATCCCATCTGGGCGTAATTCCCCACGGCGTAATAACCACCCTGACCGTGGTAGTATTCCCCGTTGTCGGTCCAGGCGACCATCTGTTGATTGTAGACGTTGCTGCCGCCGCCCTTCTTCGCCTTCACGTCGAATAGCGGGACATTGTAGCGGAGCGTCGGGAACGCCGAGTTGCGAAAGCCCCAAAGCGTTCCCTGCGCAACGGTGAGAGACATGTAAGTGAATGTCGCCGCATTGCTTCCGGGCGGATAGTAGGTGACGCCGTTGCCCGCCTGGAACGTGTTGACGACCCAGATGTCGCACAAGCTCGCCTGAATGCCGAACTTGCTGTTGTAGAGGAACTTCCAGCGCTCACTATCCGGCGTCGAATAGGGATCGTCGGCGTTGCTTTTCATGATCTTCAGCGCACCGGCGCCGGTGTAGTCGTTGCCGATCCGGATCCTCGCCATCAGGTGAATACCTCGATGCCGCCGTTGTTGAAGTCCAACAGGAGCTTGCCGTTGACGCTTCGGGCGATGCCGGAGAAGTAGGCGTCGCCGAAGTTCGCGGAGATAGCTGAAAGGCTGTTCACGTTCAGCTTGTTCGCGGTGACGGCCCCGTCGACGATCAGCTCGGCATTCGCGGCGCGACGCATGACCGGCTTTGACCAAAATGTGGATGAACCTGTTCCGGCCGTCCGATCAACCTGCAACAACATCCGGATGAACGCCTTGCCAGCCGGTACGGTCAGCCGGCCCTGAAGTCTGACCCAAGCGTTTTTGACGTCAGTTCCCGTCGCGGCCCACCACGTATGGGCGCCATCGTTGCCGTCCGTGAAAATCGCGTAGAGGTTCGCGCGACTGGCGTCCGTATTGTAGACCCAAGCGTCGAAGAAGTAGGCTTCTCCCGGCGAGCAAGCGGTTCGCTGCGAGGTCGCGCAATCTCGGCCAAGAGTTTGCAGGATGTATCCGGCCGCGTCCCCGCCTTGCTCGTTCGGGCCGAAGTAAAAGGCTTGCTGGTTCTGGGTAAACCACGCCTCCAGCGTGCCCCGCTGCCAACCGTTGTCGACAATGTTGGAGAAGTCCGTCAGGACGAGCTTGCTCGCCGTGATGGAGTTCGCAGCGATGTGGACCGCGCCGATCGAGTTGGCGGCAATCTTGTCGGCCGTCACTGCGCTCGCGGCGATCTTCTCTGCCGTCACCGCGCCGGCCGCGATCGTTCCGGCGGTGACCGCGTTCGCGGCGATCTTTCCGGCAATGACGGCGCCCGTTCGGATATAATCCGCACCGATCGTGGTGATACCACCCGGCTCCCAAGGCGAGAATTGCGTCTGGTTGGGGTATGCCTCGCCGAAGTACGGCCTGACCATGTGCATGTAGCTATTCGCTTGGCCGGGTAGGGTCGCGGATTTCCGAACAAAGAACATCGCGGTGGCTGCATTGGCGGGTGCGATCGCGAAGACGCCAGCTTGTGCATAGCCCGTCAGCGCCTTGCCATTGCTGATCTGAACTTGCTCATTGATCCAGCCAGTACTTGCCTCTGAAATCCAAACCCCGGCGCTGTCGGAAAAAGATATTCCCACGAAATGCTGGCACCGGTGAGAACCGAAAAAGGCAAACGCCTCGTACCGCACTCCGGCCTTTACCGGGATGCGTCGATCGCAAGTCCACTGCTGTGCGGAAAAATCGGCATTCGCATCGGTCTGCTCCAACACGATCGTGACCGGTTGCCCCGCCAGCGCCCAAGTATCTCCGTCCGAGCGATAGCTCCATTGGCGGTTGGCGATGCCGTTCTGGTTCCAATAGGACCAATCCTGGGTGAAGCCATAGTTTTCCGTGTTCGGAAGCATATTTTTCCCCGAACCGACTGAAAGATGCTTCGCAAGAATGGCGCCATCGACGATCAGCTCTGCGCCCGAGGCGCGTCGCATGACCGGCTTCGTCCAGTAGGTTTCAGTTCCGACCCCTGCCGTCCGATCGGTCGTAAGTGCCATCGCAATTCGCACTTTGCCGGCGGGCACTGTCGCGATCCCGCGAAGACGGACCCATTGGTTCTTGAGATTGGTGGTGGCTATCGCTTGGCCCGTCCAGCTCACGCCCGTCGCATCCCAGGCGAACCAGTAGAGGTTGGCCGGCGACGCATCGGTTTGATAGACCCACGCCTCCAAGTAATATTGCTCACCGGGCGTACAAGCGATCCACTGCGAGACCGCTTGATCGCGGCCAATGCTTCGCATCCGCCAGCCGGCCTGATCGCCGGCCGCCGCCGCAAGCACGAACTCCTGCATGAAGCTCGTCGACCAGCCGTCGAGCGTGCCTTGCTGCCAGCCGTTGTCCGCGATGTTGGAGAAGTCCGTCAGGACCAGCGAGCGTGCTGTGACAGAGTCCGCCGCAAGCGCCGTTGCGGTGACGGCGTTCGCCGCGATCTTGCCGGCCGTGACCGAGTTCGCCTGCAGCTTGTCGGCCGAGACCGCGAGTGCCTGCAGCTTGGGGGTCGAGATCGCATCGTTGGCAATCTTCGTCTCGGTAATGGCAAGATCGACGATCTTGGTGCCGGTGATTGCCGCGTCCGCGATCTTCGCGCCGGTCACCGCCGCGTTGGCGATCTTATTCGCCACAACCGAGTTGTCGGCAAGGCGCAGCGCGTCGATCGCACCGACCTGGATCTTCGCTGTCGTGACCGCCTCGGCCGCCAGCTTAATGCTGGTGATCGCCTCGTTCATGATCTTGTCGGCCGTAACGGCGGCGTCCGCTATCTTCGTGGCGGTGATCGAGTTGTCGAGTACGCTCAAATTGCCGGTCGGAGCGGCAGTCGTCACCCACGGCGTTTCCGTCCGGAACCGATCCGGGTTCGTCGTGATCGTCGCCTTCGCACGGTAGGCCTTACCCGAGACCACGTTGTCCGTCGTCAGCTTCAGCCCGCTCTCAGGGTCATTCGACACATCGCTAAAGGTCTGAGTGTCGCCCACGATCTGATAAGTGATGTTGACCGAGACGATGGTCGGATCTTCTGGCGGGGTCCAGGTGAAGCGCAGGCACGGGACCTGGCTGCCACTGGCGCCAGCGATAACGTCGGTCACCACACCAAAATTCTGAATGACCGACAACTGCGACGGATTGATCGGCGCTAAGGGCGGAATGACGATCGGACCCGGCGCGATGTCGGCGTCGTCATAGATGTCGGCGCCCGCCTCGGTGAGTTCGAGTGTGCCTTCGAACTGCTCCGAGAGCCGCCATTCCGCGACCATCCAGGTCTTGCCTTCGTAGGTGACCCATTCACCTTCCTGCACTGCAAAGCCCACGCGACGGCTGACGGGGACCGTCGCCGTGCCACCCTTGCGGTTCTGGCGATAGCGGATGTTGAGCAGATATTGAGCGACGTCGGCGTCGTGCACCTGAAGGAAGTCGTTGGACGTCTGCCGCGGGCGCTTGTCGGCGGCAACGTCCGCATTGACGACCACTGTCTTCAGACTTTCCGGATTCCACATAGCATCCGGAGAGGTGAACTGGCCGGATAGATGGTTGTAGAGCGCAAAGGCCGACTTGCGGAGCTGCTTCTGCTTAGCGCGCTTCGCCGGTATGTCCTGCGGCGTGATGTCGAGAACAGGGATCTGCGGCGCGCCGACGATGACGCCGGAAAGGCCGCGCCTGTTGACGCCATAACCCGCCATCGCGTCATCGAAGGCAGACAGCGCTTCGGTATGGTCGGTATCACCGTCCACCCAAAGCGAACACTGATAGACCGGCTTTCCCTTCCTCAGCGTGCGGCAATAGTTGATGGCCGTGAAATAGGACGCGAGATCGAGTTGGCCGAGGCTCTTGCCCTCGCCCACGATCGAGCGACCAGAGCGCAGACCTCGAAGCCCAAGCTGATAATTGAGGCGATGGATAGCCGGATTGAGCGTGTGCACCCAGGTCGAGCGATCATTGATCCGCTGCGGGCCGTTGCCGCCCGCGACCGTTGAATCTTTCGTCGGATCGTATTCACGAAGTCCGCGCAACACCCATTCAAAATCCGGCCGCCCCCTGCCCGCATCACGGAAGAACTTGAGATGATAGTACCGGTAGACGACGACGTAACAGATGCCACTCAGGCGGCTGGTGTTCTTCCACGAGTTGCCCAGAGCCGCCGTCTTTGAGACAAGCTCGGCATCAGCCACCTGCCCCGGTCGACCGTCATAAAAGCGAATATCGATCGAGCTATTGCCGTCGCCATCAATGTAGCCTTCGACGAAGTAGCGCGCGGCCTCTCCGCCAACCACAGGCTTCGCAATGAGGTTGGCCTTGGAGCCGAACATATAGACGTACGGCTCCAGTCCATCGCACCAGCCGTTCGCCAGGATGAAGACATCGGCATTCATCTTGTTGCCTTTGTCCCACTTGGCGTAATAGGCGCGATGTCCCTTCGTCTTGCCAGTGCCGAAGAGCGAGCCGGCAGGAACGTCACCGCCCATCTGGACCTGCCCTTGAACGGCAGTGAACTTCTGCTTCTTCGGCTGAGTCGCTTTCGAGAAGGCGAATTTGGTGCCAAAAGCCAGAGCGCCACCAATCAGCTTCGCGACAGAAATAGACGCACCGAACAGCGACAACGTCGCCGTGCCCGCCAGCAGCGTGCCGATTGCAGAGAAGATTGCCATTTAGGAACTATCCGAGATGAAAGGTCGCGATGACGTCGGAAAGGCCATGATCGGAACGGCCATTCTCGGTTTTGGTGGTGAAGCGTAGGCCGTTGCAGACGCCGACATGCTCGGCCCCGTCGGCAAGTCGCAGAATGACCAGGTCGAAGTATTGCGCTGACCCGGCGCCATCCGGTTCCTGACCGAGTTCAGCCGACCAGAAATCGACAAGGCTCGAAAACCCGCGTCGGCGCAGCGCGATATGCGCGCCCTTCAAGGTCTTGTAGGTGCCGCGATATTTCTCGACGAGCGATGTGCCGTGCAACGCATCCGCCATGGCGCAGCCGAGATGAAAGCAATCGGCCGAGCCATAGGCATAGGGGGTCGACAGCTCACGCGTCAGCGTGGCCGATCCGATACGAAACCGTTCCATGATTACCTCGAAACCTGTCCCCATTCCTCGGGGATCGTTCCGACCGTGGCGACGTATTCGAGCCCCGTGTCGGTTTCGTCATTGTCAAACTGCTGCTCAGCCTGCGATCGCTTCACCAGCGTCTGACCGCGCGCCGATCGACCAGACGGCTGCAGCTCGATTGTGACCGAGAGCGTGCGGGTGCCGCTATCGTCGACCGCGCCCTTTTCATAGCGAACGTTGTCGATCTCATAGATGCTGGAAGCAAGGATGCCGAGCACCTGGTCGCTGTTCGGCACACCGGCGAGGTGCGTGAGGATGACCGGAGAATTGGGGTAGTCGTAGAGCTCGAGCCGCGCGATTGCATCCTCGGGATTTGTGACCGGGATGTTCGAAAAACGCACGGTTCGGCTTGTGACCGACACCCCGAGCGCGCTGCGCATCTCCCCCGGCTGAAGGAACCGGTTCGGCAGATAGGTCAGCCCATTGTAGGTGTAGGGCCGACCGCCCCTGTGATAGCCAACCGTCTTGCCGGGCAAATCGAAGCGGATCAGGTCGATACGTGAAATATGCCCGCTCTCAAGGGCAGCGACGACGGCGGGATCAAGAATGCTCACGAGTAGAAAACCTCAGTTGCTGTGAACGAGGGAGAGCGGTTTGCCCATGATTTCTTCCCGTCGTAACTGCCGGGATCGATTTGCATGGTGCACGACGGCTTCTCGAAATGAACGGTGCACGTTGTGTTGAAGACGCCGGTGTCCAGGCCGTATCGGATCGACAACGTCGCGACGCCGCTTGCGTTTGCGGTCGCCGGCGCGATGATCCGATGCAGGGACCGCACAAGCTGGCTCTTCCTGATCTCGGCATAGTCTCCGGGCGACAGACGAAAGCCAACAGGGAGCCCGGAAACCACGATTGTGGTCGGGTTCGCAATCGCTTGAAAGACGGCATCGCCATTGAATGTCCCGCCCCCGGCTTTGGTGCCGGAAAGCGGGAAACCGGTGTCGTGAGCTATGGGCCGAGGCCGGAAGACATCGTGGGCGAAGAACGTCTGCCCATTGTCGTCAAGCTGCATCATAAATGCATCCATGACGCCGAACTCAGGACGAAGCAGTGGACGGGTCACATAGCTGGCAACCCAAAAGGGCGTTCCGAATGTCTGGCTTTCGGTTCGGCGGCCTTCCATCTGATCGCTATTGCGAGGCTGGATTGGGTCGAACCTGCATTCGGCCCAATCCTTCCGTCCGTCGGTGAATTTCGGAAGAGGAACTGGATCTGGCATCAGTAGACCTCACCGCCGTTGTCGTACTCGTTTCGCTTGCCCTGATCGTAGGCGCGGATGTTCTCGATGGTCACGTTCTCGCTCTCGGATCGGATTGTCGGCCGGAACATCGGACCTTCCTCCCCGATGACGCGAAGGACGACCTGCATAGGCTGCGCTTGAGCGGACGAACTGCTTTGTGCGGGTGCGTTGGTGTTTGCTGGCCGGTACAGGCGATGATTCGGGATCACCTCTTCGCCGCCTTTGAAGCGGACCAGCTCAGGCCCCTTCTCGCCAACCCAAGCTACACCCGGCCGCGCCGAAGGCGTACCAGTCGCGTAACCGCGCAGGCCCGCCCAGGGATCAGCAGCGGAGGAGCCTCCGAAGATACCGCCGAGAATTCCCAACAGACCACCGCCGCCCTTCCCTGCGTTGCTAACGGTGAATACCGCATCGATGACGTCGGTCAGCAGCTTGTCGGCGATGCGGTCGAGAACACCGAGCGCTGCGTCACCAAAGGATCGCCATATCGACTTTCCGCGCTCGATCCCGGCGAAGAAGTCATCGAAGAAGCCCCGGGTCAGCGCTTTGCCGAAGTCGAGCGCCTGGCCCAACAGCCGGGTCTCTTCCTCGATCGTCGCCATGGTCTCGGCGAGACCAGCCAGTTCGCTCCTCTGGGCGTCAGTGAGCGAGATGCCGCGCTGCTGCGCTTCGTTCAGGAACTGCTGCTCATAGCGGAGCGCGGCCGCGGCCCGTTCTGTCAGGCCCATTGCGTCCCGCTCCGCCTCGAGCATTGCGATCTGGCGCTCCGCCCCGGCGACAATGTCGGCGTACTTCTCCTGTTCGCTCTTGCCGGCGCGCTTCTTCGACTTCTCGTCGACGTCGGTCAGGCCCTTGGCGAGCTCGCGCAGCTTATCGGATGCCGCTGAGGCGCCGCGCCCGATCGCGTCCACCACGCCCCCGACATAGTCGGTGCCTTGAGCGGCCTTCATTTCGTCGATAGCGGTCTGCAATGCTCCACCAGCCGCGCCTTTGTAAGGATTGGTGATGTTGCCGAACTCGATGGGTTCGATGATCATGTCATTGTAGTTCTGAAGCGGGCGCCCGATTGACGCCGACCAGAGCGCATACTTGTTTATGAGGTTGTTGATGCCGCCGACGGTGGTTTGCACCATCGCCTGAACTGCTTTGATCACGCCTTGAGCGGTAGAATAGACAACGTCCCCCAAGGCAGCCGGCAGCTTGTCCCAGGCGGCTTTGACCGCATTGAAACCGCCGACGAAGGCCCCGACGATGAAGTTGATCCCATTCTTCGCGTCAGCCACGATGTCCCGACCGAAAATCTCCGCGAGTTCATCACGAAACACGACCGCCGCTGCAACAGCTGCAGTGATACCCGCAATGAATGCGACTGCTGGGTTAGCGAGAAGAAGTGACCCGGCCACAATGCCCAGTTGGACAACAAATCGGCCAAGAAGGGCTATTAGCGACACGACGCCTCCGACAATTGCCGGGGCGTACAACAGAGCCAGGGCCGCGGCCGCCGCGACTGCATAGGGGGCGATATCTTCGAGAACCGAGGCAAGCAACTCAAGGGCGGAAGCTGCAAGCTTGCTCCAGTTGACGGTTTGAATGCCCACAGCCGCCAGGGTGGTCAACGCCACAGCCAAGAATGTCACGGGCGAAAGCATCGCCGCAAACGATGCGGCGAGCGTTTTGGCGAAGCTGTCCGACGACATCATCGCCACTTGGGCGACCTGCAGGCCCTGCTGCATGCCGATCAAGCCTGCGTTCATCCCGCCAGCGGCGGTGGTAACTATATCGAAGCCTTGGGCCGCCAGATTTGCGGTATTGTTCATCTTGACGAGACCGGACGAATTCTGGTTGGCCGCCAAGTTTAACATTTGAACCTGCTTGGATGCGGCGGCTGCCGCTGCACCCTCATTGGCATAGGCCTTGGCAGCTACCGAAGCCGCGCCTGTGACGCCACGATTCGTGACGTTCAGGCCTTCAACCTCAGCCTGCGCGCGCGCCGCGGCGCCTGAAACCTTGGTGAGCTCTGCCGTCGCCCGCTCAGTCCCGTCTGTTTTGACTTGAATGCCCAACGTGGCGACATCGGCCATGGCTTTTCCTTTTCAAAGAACGTGCGATATCGTCCTGCCCTTCAATCGGAGGATGATTCATGCGCAAATTTGCGGTTGCTGTTGCACTTGCAGCAATGAGCTCAGGGCTCGCGGCCAACGCTGCTGATCAAAAGGCGGACCCGCGCGCCGTTGAGTATTGCAAGGCAACCTCCGGCACCTTTGTCGCGGTCGCCGAGTGCCTCCCCAACGCGCATGTCTCGATCAAAACTCTTGATGCGTTCGAGAATATCTATCCAGCAGCGGGTCAACCGTTACGGACGAAGTGCGCCGAGCTTAACGAAGGCAATATCATCGGCACAGCTACGTGCGTGACAGAAGCGGTGAGTGCTGCAATCGATCTGAAAGAGACTCTGCCTGCTGGGTCTCGACTTGATGACGCCGTGTTTGAAGCAGTTTCAGATCCAGCATTGGGAAGGCAGCTTGATGAAGCGGAAGCCGCCGCCAAAGCCACATTTCCTAAGGTCAGTATTTGGGGCGGGTCAGTTTACCGCGCGTACAAATAACCCTTAGTGCCGTCCTCTATGAAGACGGCACTAAGGAAGAACTAGAAGACTCGACTCCTCGACAAGTTGTGACATGATCCACTGCGATGGCACACGAATGGAGGCCGGCATTTTCTGGTTAGTCTTATTGGCCGCAGCAGGTGCTGCTGTTTATCTATTTCAGAAGTCGAGACCTTCTAAAGCGCACCAAAAATCGCAGCCTCGTCAGCAGGAGTGGGGCTCCTCCGATAAGGGAAATCCGACGCAGATTTACCACGGCAAACACGTCACTGTGTTCGAATCCGATGGCGGATGGAAGTTCACCATTGGTGACCCGAACGATCGACGCGAACCGTATTTTTCCGAACCGTATGAGACTGTCGACATAGCAAAGACTGAAGCTCTCCGGCACATGAACCGCCTACCCTCGCTACACCAGTCGTTGCCGGAGCAGCGTCGTGAAGAGCGCCGCCAAAAAGAAGAGGAGCAGCGCGAGGAGTTTGTTTCCAATGAACCGGAAATCATCGCGGCATTGGCGGCTTCCGCTGACGCAGCGGCCAACGTTACTGAACTCAGAAAGATTGAACGCAAAGCCGAAACCCAGCTTCGACACGTTGACCGCGTCGTGGGTTCTATCGCCATTTATGGCTCCGACGAGGCGATTGAGAAGGCGTTGATTGTCCAGAAGCAAGCTCGAGAGTTGTTGGAAAAGATCCGCATGCGCGTCGCCGAACTGAAAGAGAAACCCAAGACTAACAAGACGGGGCCGTCCGCCAGTTAGTTTGCAGTCTCTCTTGCCCTGATGGCCTCACTCTCCCTCTCGATCTCAGCGCAGAACCTTGCGTCCATCACCTTGAGGATCGAGGCTTCCTCCCTGCTGACAATATTTCCGGTCACCTGACACCAGGTTATCAATTCGAGATTGGAAACAGGTACCGGTCCAGAGAACCCCGGCGGCTGCGACTGACGGAGTTCCCAAAACCAATCCCAGATGAAGGCACCGTAATCCGGCACCTCCGCTTCCGGGCTTTCTGTCGCGAAGGCCTCATTGCGCTCGCGCCTGGTCTCGCCATCCTTGTCGCGGACGCTGTCGTAACGAGCGACAACGGCCACAGCCTCGGCTAGGGCTTCGCCGAGATCTTCGTAAAATTTGCCCGGTCCTCCGATGCCGCTGCAATCTGGTCGTAGATCCAGCCCGCTTCTTCCAGCACCTCGCGCACCTGCTCAAAGGTGCATTCCGGCTTGGCGCCCTTCCAATCGTGGTCGCCCCAGTCCCAGGACGCCACGGAGGCAGCAGCCTTGTCGAGATATTCGGCCTCAACCTTGCTCGAGGTGAGCTTCTTCTTGCGGCTGGCGAGGAACTTGTCACTGTGCTGGCGAACGACACGCTTTACAGCGTCGCTCTCGGCCGAACGGATCATGAAGCGGATGCCGATGAGTTCGTCCGTGTCTGGGCCGGTAAGCTTCAGTTCATAGAGGTCTTCAGAATTGACGAGCTTGGAAATGTCCATGTTTTCACCTCTGATTACGGTATGGCAGTTGGATTGACGCGGATCGGCAGCTGGTTGAGGCCGATCGTGAAACGTTCGAGTTCGAAATCGTCAGAGCCGCCGCCCGGGTAGAGCGGGCCGGAAACGACACCGCGGCTGTAGAAGATCGTGTTCGTCTTGCCGGCGCCGCCGTCGTTGCGCTCGATCTTGATGGCCATGTTGTCGAGGTTGAGCGGGTCGCCAAAGGTGCGCAGGATAATCTGGCCGGCGTCGTCGAAAACGGAAGCGACTTCGATCTGCGGGTCGCCCGCATTGGCGGTGCCCTTCTGTTTCTGGGTAACCGGCTCGTCGAGCGTGTTGTAGCTGTTCATTGTGCTGTCGGCGCCGAAATCACCGACGTTGCCGACCTTCCCGACCTGCACCCAGGTCAGCGCCACATAAGCGGACTGTATGAGATCGGTATTCTGGGCGAGCGCGCAAACATAGACCTTGCTGCCCTTCTTCGTTGCCTTGTTTGCCATGTCAGTTCTCCGGTTCGAAGGCGTGGTAGGGAATGGAGACAGGGATCTGCACCCGGTCATCCTCTTGGAATGTGCCAGCCGCCCAGGGCTCGCAAGTGGTCGATGACCTGATCGACGACCTCGAGCGCGTCGATGATGCCCTCCCCGACCGGCCAGACGACCGAGACTTGCAGAAGGCCTCGTTTCTGCTGAGGATCATCGCCCATGGTGATCTGGCGTGTCCGGTTGGGCATGAAGGAGAGGCGCAGGTACTTTGCCGGCGTATGCTGACCGGCCGCCGGAAAGACGACGTTCGGGCCTGCTATGGGCAAGACCTGCGGCATGGCCCGCAACCGATCGGTCAGTGCCTTGAAGATTATTGCGTCGGTCCCGGTCGCCATGTATCGATTGCCTATGTCTGAAAAGCCGCCTCTCAGCGACGACGAAGTCTATGAGCGCATCCATGCCGCGCTGCTGGCGTTGGGCCGGGATTCGGGCGCAACGGTGCGAGGCGACACCTCTCTCAAGGCCGCCCGAAAATCGTTGACGTTGCTTCAACTTGGTTTGCTGGCGGCGATGGAAAAGAACATCGACAACAATGCAGCGATCAAAGACCCAGGCGGGCCCTCAACTCAGCTGCCTTTCGATCCACGATAATCGGCCAGTTTTGGGCGGCCAACCGGACGAAGCCGTCGGCTGGCTGGCTGTTTGAGCCGTATTCCCTGTGGCCCGCATATGCGGCGGTGTATCCCAAATAGAGCGTGTCCCCGATATCGGCGCCGGCTATGACTGCCTCAACCTGGGCGAAATCGGGTGTGTAAGCCCTGCCCTCAGCTGGCTTGGACGAGGCATTGATCGCCGGCATCGATGTCGAGGACGCAAGCAAGGAGGCGCGCAGAAAGCCAGTGTCGACCCGCATTCGCCCGCCCTGCGCGACGGGTGTCTGCATCTCCTCGACGACCTCTTGCGTAGCTTCCTTGAAAACTGCCTCGACCGCGCCTTCGACCTTATCGGCCCACTGAGCGACCGCTGCGCTAAACGTGAGCGTCGCCATCACGCCATCTCGGCTCTGTAGCGCCGGGTGACCGCGCCGATGTAGTCGATCTTGTATTGCAGCCGGCAGCGGCAGCCCGAAGTCTCCGAGATGGGCGCCTGCGGATCTCCTGGATACCGGAGCCGCGCACCGGATGGGCTCACAAAGGTCTCCCCGAATGCAACCGTCTGACCGTTGAGAGATCGATGGGTATGGCGCACCCGATTGTCACCGGCAGTCTGCCAAGTAGGTGTCACGTCTTGCGCCTGGACCTTCCCGCTTTCGATCTGCTGACGCATCGCTTCATCGCGAGCCGAGCCGAGCGCCATCATGGTTTCGGTTCGCGCCAGCATCTCCGCGCGGAGAAGCAGGTTTTTGTCGCGCAGCCGGCCAATGACCTTCGAGAGCGCGTCGCCGGTGATCGGCTTACCCTCGCGCATGGCCGCCACGATGGTCCGGTCGAAGCGCTTATCGCGGGTCTTGAGCTCGAAGTACTGCTTCATCAACTCCGGGTCGCCCGAGGCGAGATTGACGCGGGCCCGCTCGATGAAGGCGATCTGGTGGCGCGTCAGGCCGATGACGCCGCCCTCGCGCTGCTTGCTCACCCTGTTGACGCGACCGACGACGTCGAGCGCCGTCGATCGTGGGTTCGCACCTCTGGTGAGGCCCGCTTCCAACGCCTGGCGGATGCCCTGCCGCTGATCGTCGGTGATGTGTGTGACCATCGTCGACGACAACTCGCGCAGGATCGCCTCGGCGGCCGGATTGCGAACGCCGAAGCGCCAGATGACACGGTTGCCTTGCGGGTCGGTTACCTTCGGCAGTTCGACGACGGCATTCGTGCCGCCGGCGTTGAAGGCCTCCTGAAGGGCTATTTCGAGAGCCGAGAAAGCCTCGGACTCGATCTGCATCGCTTCGACCGCGCCATTTATGTCGCCACGTTCAAGTCGCTCGATGACGCGTGCCAAGACGATGGAGGAGCGGATTTCGTCTATCGCTTCTCGAAACGCGGCCGTAAGGCGTGGCTCGTAAGTGGCGAGCAATTCGTCGAAGGTCATTCATCCCCCTGATCGCTCGCAACTGGTTTGAGTAACCGGGCATTAAAGCCAGGTCGCTACGAAGAGCCCCCCACACGGAGGTGCTGAGAATGGCGAAGAAATCGGTAAACCAAAAAAGCACGAGGCGAGCAAAAATCTACTTAGTGCGATTGGACGGAGGTGGGTCGAACAGGGACTACCAGCAGTTCTTCGACAACCAAAATCAACTGCTTGGCAAATGGCCGGATCTGACGGGGCATCACAACGAATATCTGCTGAAATCCTTTGCGCCGATCGAATTTCTTCATTCGGAGGCTTCGCGTCGCAAGGATAACAGTTCATTCCGAGAAAGTGTCAGCGTCGTAGAAATCACCAAGAAGATGGCGGCGACCACTCACTCACCGTACCTCGAAACCATACAGAGATACTTCAAGGTCTTCACAGCGGTGAAGCCCCAGATAGACCCTTAACGTCTCCCCTGCACGATGAACACGACGTTGGTCACCCCGTCGTATTTGTTCGGGTCGCCATTCACGATGGCGTAGTCGGTACCGTTGGCAGTGACGACGTCGCCGACGGTCGGCTCGACCGCCAGGCCGACCGACGAGATGTAGATCTGCATGTCGCCGGTCTTGATCGTGGTGCCGTCGATGTAGCGGGCCTCGTAGGCCATCGGGACGAGCGTTGCCGGGTATGGCGTGGGCACCGGCTCGCCGCCTAGGACGGGATCGGGCGGGATCACGCGGGTGACGACGCCGGTCTGGCCGTACTTGGCGATGAGGCGCTGCGCCGTTGCCTGTAGGCGCGCGTAGAGCGGGTTGACCATCAGACTACCAGCGCCCCGGGCCAGACTGGCGTCAAGAACGGCCACAGCAGCCCCTCGATCGTGGTGACGACCGGAGTTGCAAGCGCGACCACATCGTCGATATCGGTCGACGACGACGTCGCGTATTCGACTTCAAGCTGCCCGACCTTCTCACGCTTGACCGTCGAGGTGCCGGTGACGACGGGCGATAGGCTGCCGGGGTTCGTCGTTTCGAGGAACGCGGCCTCATAGGAAGCGTTGATGATTGGGACAGGCACCTCGCCGGATGGGATCGCCTCCCCGTAATAGGTCGACGCACCGGTGCGCGGCCATGCCCGCTCCTGGGCATAGCCGCCGGAGCGGCGGCCATTGAACCGAGGCTCGTACCGATCGATCACCAGAGAACCGCGCTGGCGCGCCGCGGTCTTCTGGGCATCGGTCGTACCATCGGGGAAGACATAGCCGGCCGCCGTAGCGTAAGCCGTGAAGCCGTCGTTATCGCCGTATCCAGCCATGTCATTCTCCGGTGGGTAGAACCCGGCGCTTATGCGCCGGGCTTGGTTGCCAGGTCTTCGAGTGCCGCGATGATCTCGTCCTTCTTGGCCGGCGTCTTGTCGCCGAGCAGCTTCGCAGCTGCTGCCTTGAAGGACATAAACTGGACGGCCGGATCCTTAGCCATTTCCAGGACCTCGGCGGCAGTCTTCGGCGGCTCTTCCTGCTGTGCCTTGAGCTTCGCCAGTTCGGCGTCGCGGTCGGCAAGCAGAGCCTGAAGGCGCTCAAGTTCGGAGCCGGTGTTATCGGCTGCTTCCTTGAGGACCGGAGCCCCTGCGACGACAACGACCGGGTTTTCGGTGTATTCGCCGTCGATCTCGAACCAGTTCGAAGCCTCGATATGAGCCTTCTCGCGGTCGAAGATTTCGACCTCGACCGTCTCGCCCGGCTCAATGAGAACCGGGCCGTTCACCGCGTTGACGCCGCGGGGGCCCTTTTGGGTGTTGGTGACCTTCATTGCCGCCTCCCTTAAATGCCGTCGAGGTAGCGAACGGCCTTCGGCCGACGAATATCGACGCCGCCGACGCGGAAGATGCCGGGGACATCGAACTTCATCGGACCGGTCTGCCATGCCGGCAGGAACCGGAACGGCATCGGAATGTGCATCTTCAGCACTTCCGGCGAGCGACGGTAGGCAACCATGCGCTTGGTACCGCCTGCGCCGGCGGTATCGAGGTAACCGAACACACCGCGGATGGTGAGCGGCTGGCCGGTAGTCCGGGTGTAGATGTTGTTCTTCTCGATCCATTCGAGGATGGTCGTCTGGTTGACGGCATCGATACGACGGGTCGAAAGGTCCAACAGGACCGAGTACGGCAGGAGCAGCGTGTCCGCGATCTCCGCGCCGAGCGTGCCGGTAAAGATGCCGGTGAGCTGGCCGTTGATATCGCGAAGGATCTGGTCCGGCGTCTTGCTGGCGAAGGTCGTCGCCGAGCCGGTACCGTCGGCCGGAGCCGTGGTGGCCGTCGGCGTCGAGGAGTTGACCAGACCGGTGTAGCCCTTGCCGGTATCACCGACGAAGGCGACGCTGTCGATCTTCTCTTCAGCGATGCGACGGGCCGAGCTCGCCTTGTCCGAGGTCAGGCTCATGCCGAGCAGCTGGGCGGTGCCCAGTTCCTCGAGCGTATACCCGTAGCCGATCGCCGCCATGCTGACGGTCGTTTCGAACTTCTCGCGGGTCAGTTCGACCTTCGGCACATCGTGCGCGAGGCCGCTGAACCACTGAGCCTGGCCGACCGAGTCCATGGAGAAGTACGTGACCGACTGAATCCATTCCGGCGCCGAGGTGTCGACGGGGATCAGCTGGGAATACTGGATCTCCTGGTACTTCATCGCGTAGACCGTCGGCTCGATCAACGAGGCCTGACGGATAAGGAAGCTCATCGCGACCTGCTGAGCGTCCTGGGTGATAAGCATGTTCATGTTGGAACGCTCCTGTTAGCCGAGGCGGAGAGCGGCGAGGCCGGCACCCGAGGTGCTGGTATCCCACTGCGCGCCAACGATCTGGGTGTTGCTGGTCGAGACGTTGGTCAGGACGCCCGTTGCCGGGACGTAGTAGACCGGATCGCCAACGGCGACGGCGACCGAGGCCTGGACCACGATCACGCCTTTCTTCATCAGCGCGACGTTGGAGTACTGCTCGTACTTGCCCGTCGGCTGCGTGGGGTCGAGGACAGCGATGCCGACGAACTTGACCGTGGCCTCGGAATCCACGACCTGATTGTCGGCGGTGCCCTGAACGCCGACCTTGCCGAAACCGATACCCTCAGCGTCTTCCGCAAGGCGGGTGACGATGTCGCTCGGCTCCATGTTGAGAACCATACCCTCGACCCAGCGGGCGTGGGTGGCGCTGTAAGTAGTCTGAACTGCCGGCATCACTTGGCTCCCTTCGTCTGCCAGGCCGATTCAAGATCGGAGACCATGGCCTTGTGGGCGGTTGCGGATGCGTTGGCGTCAGTGGTCTGCGAGAGACCCTGCTGAACAGCCACGCGGAACGGATCGACGCCGCCGGCGCTCTTGCCAGCGTCCTCGACGAGCATGTCGAAGCGGGCATCGATGTAGGCGTCCGACTTGTCGGCGACGGCGGCATCGCCGATCTTGGCAACGACGACGGCCTTGCGGATGGCAGCATCGGACAGGCCTTCGGTCTTGACGTCCTTCGCCAGGACCTTGGCCTTGGCGACGAGATCGGCGCGAGCCTGCACGCGCTTGTCGAGGTCGGCGTCGGAAAGCACTTTGGCCTTCGTGGCGTCGAGCTCAGCATCCTTCTTCGCCAGTTCGGCATCCTTGGCGGCCAAAGCCGTCTGATGTGCCGTTTCAGTGGCGGTAAGCTTGGAAATGGCGTCGGCAAGGCGCTGCTGCAGCGTGCCGATAACCGTGGCACCCTGATCGGTTACTTCAACCGGGATGCCATCGACGGTAACCGTCTTCAGGGTCATGATCTTTTCCTCTTTCGGTTTCTGATCACTGGTGAACGGGGCAGCGCCCCACTGTCCCGCACCGTCGCCGATGCGAGCTTGCGACCCGGCGCGCCCACGCTCGACGATGGCGACGTGGTTGATCCGGATATCTTTCTGGATTGCGTCGTACTTCTCGCCCTCGGGCGTCGTGCCCGGCTCCCATGCGAGATCGCAGGTGTAGCCGGCGGAAAGCTCGCGCTTGCCCTCGTCGATCGCCTTGATCGCCGCGGCGTCCATGACAACGAGCGGGATGCGGACGAATTCACCGTCGCGCGCCACCTCGTCGCCGATCTGGCCGACCGAAACGGCCTTCCAAGTGTCGGCGGTGACTGCCTCGGTCGGGTGATCGTTGGTCACCGGCTTGTGGGCGTAGCTGCCGAGGCTGGCCTTGTCGAAAACCTGATCGGCGGAGCGGTAGACCTTCACGGACTGCATTTCCGGCTTCCCGACCTCGCGGCCGGCATAAAGCTGGATACCAGTGCGCGCGGTCTTGACGTCCGCAACAAGGTAGCCGTCGGCGGTCCGTCGCGTTCCCGCGATCGGTGCTGCATCTATGAATTGCATTATTGTCTCCGCGCCGTGTATATGGCCTCCGGAAAAGGAGACCCCAAATGTCAGCACTCGAAAATGCCATCCGCCAGTCTGCTGCCCTGCGTGGCAAAGGAGAATTTCAAGCCGCGATCAATTTGATTGACGAAGCTTTGGCCAACGCTAGCGGAGACGATGATGTACTTGTCATCGCTAACCTCGAAGGGTTGAAGGCAGCAGAGGAGGCAGGTTTCTCTGCTGAAGCAAAGCGATTTGCCGTGGCGATTAAAGCGACTGATCCCGACATGCCACGTATTCAGAAGTACTTTTAAGTAGTCGCATCAATCCCGCCGAAAATTCACGGAGAACACGAATGCTCGCCAAGCTTCACGACACATCAAACGGCCGCCGAGAAGTTTACATCAACCCTCGCTACGTATCAGCAGTAATGGAGCGGTTCGGTCGAACCGAGGTGCTTCTCAACGTTGGGGGCAGCAGTATGGAAGTTCAAGTTTCTGAGTCCGTAGCCGAAGCCGGCGCGGCTCTGAACAAGGCTACGCAAAACGATTGAGGTGTTCACGCCGTGATGTGCTCCACATCACGGCCTTTGCTTGATCCCTTGTCGCCAGTCCTCGAACACCTCACTGAAGATCTCCGGACCCAGCGCGATCTCGCCCTGATAAGGCTGAACCTTGGCAAGGTCCGCGGCATCCTCATCGTAGCTGATGGTGATGTGCGGCTGGTATTCGGGATGATCCCAGCTTGCTCCCCTGTCGACCATCTCGTCGTGGCGCCACGACAGCATGTTGGAGACGAATAGCAGGACATGCGCCTCGCCGAACTTCTCCATCAATCTCGCACCGCCACGCGGGATCTTCACCTCGTCTTCCCAAGTGCTGCCCATCTTCATCCAATCAACCGGTGTGCGGCTGAATGTGATGGTGACGTGCAAGTCGTCGGCCGGGAGCGTGGTCTTGAAGCCTTGCCCCTTGGCCCAGGCAATGATCTCGTCGGCGTTTAGCACCTTGCGCGAGACGTAGAGCGTGCGTGGCGCGGCGTCGGCGGTAACTGGCTTCGCCTTTTCCTTCGGCTCCTCGCCGACGGCGGCGCGCTGCTCGTCATCGTCTGGCTCCTGCTCGCTGAGCGCCCCATGCTCCTCAATCGCCGCATCGAGACCGGGCAACGCGCCGTCCTCGACGAACGTATTGACCAGAGCATCCGACAGGGCGTCGATCGGCAGCAGCGGCGGAGATGTCGATGTGCCGGCGAGCGCCCGGGCTGCATCGGCCTTTGTCTTGAAGACGTCGGCCTTTTCCTTCTCGGACATGCCCCAGAGCGGTGCCCACTCGTAATAGATATCCTGGTCACGCGAACCGAGGGCGCTGCGGATAATGCACTCATCGAGCCGGGCCATTGCCGGCGTCATCTCGACCGACTGCATGGCCTGCAAACGGTCGTAGTAGTTGCGCAGGTCGCTTTCGCCGGTGGCGTTCATGCCGGCCGGCGATTGACCGAGAAGACGGGTTGCCGGGATGTCGGCGGCGCCGGATACCAGCTGCATGAACGACATCAGCACGTCGGGAAGCGTGGCGAAGCTCGCCGTCTTCTGTTCGAACTCCTCTTCCTTGTCGAGGAGGAGGTCGCCGTTGATACCCTTGGCCGTGGCAGCGAGCGTGTAGCGTTCGAGGATCTTCTCGCGGTACCGCTGATCACCGACGTTCTGCATGAAGTCGGGGATACGGATGACGTTGACCTTGGCCTCGAAGACGAGGCTGGCAATGTTCGCCGCGGTACCGTCGGCCTGCTTGATCGCCTCGACGACCGACAGGAGCACGCTATCGCCCCAGCCTGCATAGGTCGTGGTGACGATCTCCTCGTCAGGCTGGGCGGCCCCATTGAAGACGACCAGTCGCGACGGGTGAATGTCGACCTGCACGCCGTCTGTCGATTTGATTTGATAGACCTTCGGCTTTCCGTACCATTCGGAGGCCGGGTCGCGCTCGATCTCGCCGGCGGTCAGATTGCGACGGGAGATAACCGTCAGGTACTTCAGGCCACCTTTGCCAACGCGCTCGACATCGAGCGGCTCGGTCAGGTTCTGATCGCCGGTACCGATGACGACGGCGGCGCCACCCCAGAGCCGAGCCTTGATCTTGGCTTCGAGGATCTTGCCCTTGACGTTGAGGCGCTTCTCTTCGGCCTCGATGGCTTCGATCTGAGCTTTCTTCGCCTGCCAGTCACGCCAGGCACGCACGCTGTCGAAAGCCGGGATATCGACGATCTTCCGCGGTAGCCACGCACCACGGTAGGCGTTGAGCAACTCCTCGTCCGAAAGCATCGGCATCGAGTAGAAGGTCGATGACGCCTTGTCCCGGCTGGTGCCGATGTTCGCAACCATGTTCGTCAGGCTGTCGCGGACGAAAGCGATGATGTTTCCCATGTCCGCTCCTAAACGTTCGCCAGCGTGTACGTGCTTGCGCTGAGAAGCGCGTTGAATGCCCGGCTCGTGCTGTCGGCGTCGTCATCGTGCGTCGCCTCAGGAAAGCCTTCGAGCGACGAAAACCATGCTGCATTCCAAGGGGCCCGAAGGACGAGGACGTTGCCTGCTTCCGCCTGAGCGGAGAACGGGCTGAACCGTGTCACCTTGTCACCGGATTCGGGCGTGGCCCGTACCGTGAAGCCGGCAAGCAGCTTCGTCAGGTTGGTGACCTGCGACTTGCCCGCCTGGCCCGGATCCTGCGGCAGCGATATGTGCACGTCCTTGCCATCGGCTTCCGCCGTGTTTCTGATGAGCCGCTCGACGCCTGACGGTGACAAGAAGTCGTTGCAGTGATGCGCCACGATGTAGCGGCCGTCGGACAACTTGCCGATCTTGGTGCCGGCGGTGGCATCTGGGTCGGTGCCTTCTGCCTTCGGCGTGGCCGCCATGTCCCAACCGCGCATCCATTTGACGACGCCGGCCGGGATCACATCGACGACCTCACACCAGCCACGCTGGAACAACAGCCCGGCGGCCGGCCTGATCTTCCAGTTGCCGCCGAGGAGGCGCTCGCGCTCAACAGTCGGCAGGGCCATCAGGTTGGCGAGGTAGCCGGGATCGGCTGCCATCAGCGCGGCGTTGTCAGTCAGCTTCGCCGGGACGAACGTCACCGACTTCGGCGGGATCGGCGTGCCGTCGACCGGGTTCTTGTATTCGGCGAGCTTTTCCGGATCATCGGCCCAGATGACCGCGTCACCGATGCGGACGAACCAACGAAGCTTGCCGGCCCGCTCTGGTATCGGGAGACCGGTATCCTGGTCGATCCACCACGAAATGAACTCGGCAACCCAACTATCCGCATCCGGGTTGCAGGTTGCCCTGACATACGGCCGGACGCCGCACATCGATCGGTTACGTGACAACAGGTACCAGAACTGCTTTGCACTGAAGTGCGTGAGCTCGTCGAAGCAGATCAGCGGGATCTGCGAACCCTGCCAGTTCGATACCGTCTTGTCGTGCTCGAGGTGGGCGAAGCTGACTGACGCCCCCGACGGGAACGTCCACGATAGATCCGGCGCCACCTTCGGCCTTGCGTTCAGGCTGGGATAGAGCTTCTCGCTCTCGTCCCAAAGGCCACCCTCGTTTCTGACCTGCACCAGCGTGCGCCGAAAGAACACGGCGCCGAACTGAGGATTGGCAACGTGGCGCAGCGGCTCCATGAGGAGCGCCCACGTCTTGCC